TAAGAAACAATGTTCCTGAAGGGATGGCAAATTCAGACATCATGAACTGCCTGAAGGAAACAAGGGTCTACAAAACACCATCTGATGATGGAATAAATTGTGCAGTTGGTTTCTATGGATATTTCATCAATGAACATGGTGTCAGGACACCTGCACCACTGGTCTGCAATGTGTTTGAGTATGGCAGGAGCGGTGTGAAATTTCCCAAGCATCCATTCATGCGACCATCATTTAACGAAAGTCAGATCAGATATGCAATGTTGAAGGTACAAAAAGAGAAGTCAGGAGGATTACTGGATGAATAGAACAATTGAACAGATTTTCACTGGCTTTTCAGTTGGTGGTGTATCGATTCCTGTGAAGTATATGTACTATCAAGGGCATGGTGAACCTTATGTCACATATATGCATCAATCATATGATAATGAACTGCGTGGTGATGATGCCCTGATAGGTGTTGCAGATTACTATGATTTTGATGTATACGCAAAAGGCAATTTTGAACAAATTATTTTAAAAGTAAAAGAGTTATTGGAAGCAAGTGGATGGGTGTGGATTCCGTCAAGATCAGGGATAGATATGTACGAAACAGACACACACTATTATCACAAAACACTATGCTTTATGATCCTGAAGGAGGGATAGGAAAATGGCAAAAATCGGACTTCAGAATTTTCTGTTTGGTGTGCTGACTGAAGCACAGGATGGAACACCATCCTATGGAAATGCAACCAAGCCGGGAAAAGCAATTTCTTGCAGTGTCAGCATCACAAACAATGATGCAGTACTTGATGCAGATGATGCGGTTGCTGAAACAGACACCAGTTTTCAGAGTGGAACGGTAACACTGACCATTGATGATGAGGATCTTCAGACAATGGCAACACTGCTTGGTCATACCATCACTGATGGTGAGATTGTCAGAAATAGCAGTGACATTGCACCTTATGTTGGACTTGGAAGAATCGTGACCAAGGTTGTTGGTGGTGCTTACAAGTACAAGGTTGAATTTCTGTCCAAGGTCAAGTTTGGTGAGCCTTCACAGGAAGACAACACCAAGTCTTCTGATGGTGTTGAATTTGGCACTTCAGAAATTGAAGGAACTGTTGCAACACTGGCAGATGGCACTTGGTCAAAGGCACAGACTTTTGACACAATGACTGAAGCAAGAACATACCTGACTGGTCTGTTTGCATAAGGTAAGTCAAGCAAGTTGGGAAGGGATCATATCCCTTCCCTTTTTTACTGTATAAGGAGGAAAATGAAATGAAAGATTTTGGAACAGATATACAGTACAAAGGTGAAACCTTCAGACTGGTCTTCAATCTCAATGTTATGGAAGATATTCAGGAAGAGTATGGAACTATTGACAGGTGGGGTGAATTGACAGATGGTCAGGATGGTGAACCAAATGCAAAAGCGATCATTTACGGATTCAGGGCAATGCTGAATGAAGGCATTGACATGGAGAATGAAGAAAATGGAACAGAAAAACCATTCTTATCATTAAAGCAGGTAGGCAGGATTGTATCAGAAATCGGTCTGATGAATGCCACAGAAGCACTGAATGACACTGTTGTTGAATCAACACAAAGTGACGAAAAAAACGGATAATCCCTGATATAGTTGATGATCCTGAACCGATAGACTTCACTTGGTTTTATTTCATCGGTAAATCCAAGTTAGGTCTGTCATTCAGGGAAACAGGAAGACTGACAATGCGGATGTTTTCAAAACTGTATCAGTGGTATAAGAATGATTTTGATTTTGAAATGCTCCTGTGGAAGAATAACAAGACTTACGCAAAAGCATATAGAGAACAGCAGAAGGAAGAAGAATGGTTTTAAGAAGGAGGTGAACAGATGTCAGGATTCGGTGGTGCGGTCAAACTAACAGGTGAATCTGAATACAGAAATGCACTGAAGAAGATCACACAGAACCTGAAGGAAGTTTCAAGTGAAATGAAACTTGCAACATCTTCCTTTGAAAAGAATGACAAATCTGTTCAGGCACTAACTGCCAAGCAGAATGGTCTGAATCAGAAACTGGAACAACAAAAAGCGAAACTTGCAACTGTAAAGACTGCCTATGCAGATATGTCCAAGCAGTATCAGGACAATCAGCAGAAGCACAATGCACTTGTGCAGACTTACGAAAAAGAGAAGGCAGAACTTGACAGGATCGGTAAGGAACTTGGTGAAGATTCCAAAGAATATCAAGAACAGAAGAAGGTTGTTGATGCACTGTCCAAGGAGGTTGACAAATCAACCAAGGCACAAGATGCTAATGAGAAATCACTATCCAATATGAGGATAGAGATGAACAAGTCGCAAGCAGACATCAACAAAACAGAACGTGAACTTGATAAACTTGACAAGGAACTGCAGGAAGCGGTCAGAAATGAAAAAAATGCATCTGCAGAAACTGGAAAACTTGGTAGAGGTTTTGGGACATTAAAAGGTCAAACTGGTCAGGCAAATCAGGGTTTCACTGTCCTTAAAGGAACACTTGCAAATTTAGCATCTGAAGGTATCCAAAAGGTTATTGGTGGATTGCGTAATCTTGGAACAAATGCTATCAGTGCATGGAAGGATTTTGATGCAGGTGTAGATATCATCATTGCCAAAACAGGTGCAACTGGTAAGTCTGCAGAAGAGATGGAACAGACATTCAAGAACCTGTCAACAGAAGTGGTTGCAAGTCAGCAGGATATTGGCACTGCAGTTGGTGAGGTCAATACAAGATTTGGTGTCACAGGTGGTGAACTGAATGATCTGTCAGCAAGGTTTCTAAAGTTTGCGAAACTGAATAACACAGATGTCAATACAAGCATCGACTCTGTCCAGTCTGCTATGTCTGCATGGGGTATTGAAGCAAAAGACACAGGTCTTATGCTTGATACCTTGAACAAGGCAGGTCAGGACACAGGTGTAAATGTAAACAAGTTGTCAGAATTGATGAAGACAAATGCACCTGCAATGAAGGAGATGGGTTTTTCTGCATCTGATTCTGCAATGTTTCTTGCTAACCTTGACAAGAGTGGTGTTGATGTATCACAAACAATGGTTGCAATGAGAAAAGCACTTGCAACTGCATCCAAAGAAGGCAAACCAATGGATCAGGCAATGCAGGAGATGGAAGAATCCATCAGGAATGCAGGGTCATCCACTGAAGCGATCACCAAAGCAACTGAATTATTTGGAAGCAGGGCAGGTCCAAGTATAGCAGTTGCGGTCAGAGATGGCAGACTGTCTTTCAAGGAACTTGGTACATCCATGAAGGATTATGAAGGCAGTGTCAATCAAACCTTTGAAAACACCATTGATGCACCTGAAAGATTCGCAATGACCATCCAAAACATCAAGTCTCAATTCGGTGATGTGGTTGATAACATCATGGAACGGTATGAACCGCAGATTGAATCTGCACTTGAAACCATGACCAGTGCTGCGACAAAGTTTTTTGCAGGTCTTGAAAAGGGCATTGATTTCTTTATGAAGAATGCTGATGGTATCATCACTGCACTTGGTATGATGGCAACAGGCATTGGTGCTTATTTGGCATACACAACTGCACTGAAGGTCATGACCAGTGGATGGATGGCATTGGGTATTGTGCAAAAGGCAGTCACTGCAGGACAGTGGGCATTAAATACTGCCATGAGTGCAAATCCAATAGGTCTTGTCATCGCAGGTGTCACTGCACTTGTGGCAGGATTCATCATCCTGTGGAAGAGATCAGAGAAGTTCAGGAAGTTTTGGAAGGGTCTGTGGAAAGAAATCAAGAAGGTTTCAGAACCGATCATCAAGGGTGTTGTTGAAGCATTCAAGAAGGCATTTGATTTCATCCTTGGAGTGTGGAAAAAAGCACCTGCATTCTTCAAGGGAATATGGAACGGAATCAAGGCAGTATTTAATGGTGTTGTGACATACTACAGAACCATCTTTACACTTGCATTTAACGCAATCAAGGCAGTATGGAACACTGTGGTCAGTTTCTTTGTTGGTATAGTAAACCTGATCAAAGGTGCGTTCAATGGAATTGAGGGATGGTTTAGAGCAAAGTTTCTTGCAGTTGTCACAAACATCAAGTCTGTCTTCACATCAATTGGATCATTTTTCAGTGGGATATATTCCAAGATAACTGGTGCATTTTCAGGTGTGGCAGGATACTTTAAAAGCAAGTTTGACAAAGCAGTTGGAAGTATCAAGTCTGCCTTTTCAGGTATCCCAAAGTATATATCAACCATTTGGGGTAAGGTGAAAGGCACATTCAGTGGTCTTGGAAGTAAATTAGGCAGTGCTATTGGTGGAGGTGTCAAGAGTGGCATCAACAGTGCAATTGGTTTGATTGAGAGAACAATTAACAAGGCAATTGGTCTGATCAATGGTGCAATTGGTATGATAAACAAGATTCCTAAAGTAAACATTTCCAAAATTTCAAAATTGCACCTGCCAAGACTTGCAACAGGTGGTGTGCTAGAAAAGGGTCAGGTTGGATTGCTTGAAGGTAGTGGTGCAGAAGCAGTTGTACCACTTGAAAAGAACACAAAGTGGATCAAGAAGGTTGCAGACAGTATGAAGACATCACTT